GTTATTGATAACAATGAATTTAGAGCAGACATCTACCTGAAACCTGCCAAGTCTATCAACTATGTAACTCTTACATTTGTTGCTACTAGAACTGGGGTCTCATTTGAAGAAGTCGCTGGTCGAGTTTAATCGTAAAATTCATCTAAATAACTTATAAGGAGAGTAAAAAATCATGGCAACATCAAGAGAAAACAAAACAATTTCTCAGTTTAAGTCGGCACTTATAGGTGGCGGCGCAAGACCCAATTTGTTTGAGGTAGAGCTCACAACTCTACCTGCAGGGATTTCTTGGGATGCAGATAGTTTCCGTTATATGTGTAAGGCAGCACAACTTCCTGCACAAAACGTTGCAAACATCGATGTACCATTTAGAGGTCGTATTTTTAAAGTTGCTGGAGACCGTACTATCGACACTTGGACGGTAACAATCATCAATGATGAAGGGTTTGTACTTAGAAATGCATTTGAAGAGTGGGCAAATCTGATTGCTAAGTTGGAAACCAACCTTGGTGCAACAGATCCATCTGCTTACATGACCAATGCTAAAGTGTTCCAACTTGGCAGAGGTTCAACAACAAGTAGTCAAAGTAGTGAAGGTAATTCAAACGCAGTTTTGAAAGAGTATGAATTTATCGATATTTGGCCATCTAATGTTCAAGCAATAGATCTATCATACGATTCTACAGATACTATAGAAGAGTTTACTGTTGAATTCCAAGTTCAGTCCTTTAAACAGATTGCGGCTGGCGGTGCAAACGGCTAACTAAATAGTCTAAAGGAAACTTATAAATCATGGCGAAATTATTTGGGTTCTCAATAGAGGACACAGAACCACTATCTCCGTCTGCAGTCTCACCCGTTCCTCCAAATAATGAGGATGGGTCTGACCATTACATGAGTAGTGGTTTTTTTGGTTCTTATGTTGACATTGAAGGAATCTACAGAACTGAATTTGATCTTATTAAAAGATATCGTGAAATGGCATTACATCCTGAAGCGGATAGTGCTATTGAAGATATAGTAAATGAAGCAGTAGTATCAGACCTTAATGATACTCCAGTTGAGATTGAGTTATCCAATCTTAATGCTAGTGATGGTATTAAGAAAAAAATAAGGGAAGAGTTTAAGTTTATCTTAGATCTATTAGATTTTGATAAAAAGGCTCATGAAATTTATAGGAATTGGTACATTGATGGACGCATTTATTATCATAAAATAATTGACCTGAAGAAACCAGAAGATGGTCTTCAGGAATTGCGTTATATTGACGCAATGAAAATGCGTTACGTTCGTCAACAGAAAAAATCTAAAGACGACAAATTTAAAGTTACCAACCAAGGACAGGAAAATCCAATGGATTATACCTTTCCTGAAATTGAAGAATACTTTATATACAATCCAGGTGGTAAGTATCCAACTGGTAATATTAATGCAACAGGTGCAAGTGCAGGTATTAAAATTGCTAGAGATGCAATTTGCTATTGCACTTCTGGTCTAGTTGATAGGAATAAGGGATCAACTCTTTCTTATCTTCACAAGGCAATTAAATCAATCAACCAATTAAGGATGATTGAGGATTCACTAGTAATTTACAGGTTATCAAGAGCACCAGAAAGAAGAATTTTCTATATTGATGTCGGCAATCTACCAAAAGTAAAGGCTGAGCAATATCTCCGAGATGTGATGATGAGATATCGTAACAAACTTGTTTACGACGCTAACACAGGAGAGATCCGCGATGACAAGAAGTACATGGCGATGCTTGAAGATTTCTGGCTCCCTAGAAGGGAAGGAGGTCGTGGAACTGAAATTTCTACTCTTCCAGGAGGACAAAACCTGGGGGAAATCACGGATATTGAGTACTTCAAAAAGAAATTATATAGGTCGCTCAATGTACCCCCATCAAGAATGGACGGAGAAGGAGGATTTAACCTGGGAAGATCCTCAGAGATATTAAGAGATGAATTAAAATTCACTAAGTTTGTTGGACGTTTAAGGAAGAGATTCTCCAGAATGTTCGATGATATGCTTAAAACTCAGTTAATTTTAAAGAATATAATCACCCCAGAAGACTGGGAAATAATGAGTGAACACATACAATATGACTTTTTGTATGATAATCACTTCTCAGAATTGAAGGAAACCGAACTGTTTAATGAGAGAGTAAATGTTGCTGCAACTGCAGAACCATACATTGGAAGATATTTTTCTCAGGATTATGTAAGACGTAAGATTCTTCGTCAGACTGATGAGGAAATTATTGAACAGGATAAAATTATGAAGAAGGAGATTGAGGATGGTATTATACCTGATCCAATGGCTCCTGTAGATCCCGAAACAGGTGCTCCACTTGGAGAAGTTGGTGCTGCTGGTGATCCAGTTATGGAACCAGATTTAGAGGATGAAGTTATTTCAACATCAGGGAAAAAGGAGTTACCAAAAGGCGGAGAGATTTAATGGAGGTCGATCCACCACAAGAAGATGATATTGGAAGAGTTTATATTAAAGCGAATTTTAGTATAAAAGATGTCCGTCGGATATATGATTCCATTTGTTTTTATCTTCAAAACGGTAATCAAGAAGAACCTGATGAATATGAACAATTAGTTCGTATTAAAAGTATTTTCTATGCAATGCTGCTTGAAAAAAGTTTCCACGATCAATAGTGTATAAATACTATTTGACTGTTATTTTATTAAATAAATACCATGCCTGAGAATGAAAAACCTGATATGAATGCTGTGCAAGCTGAACTGATGGATATGATCACTAAAGATGAATCACCATCTCAGATTAGTGATCGTATTAAGGATATGCTTTTTACAAAATCAGCAGAAAGAATTGATACATTTAGGCCTGAAGTAGCCAATAGTTTATTTGGTGATAAAATTGAGGCTGAAGATGAAGTCGAAAATGAAGTCGATACCGAACCAGAAGCAGAAGCAGATGAGGAAGAACTTCCCGTTGCTGCTGAAACAGGTGCGGAATAATTTTATAAATAAGTAGTAAATGAACCTAGGTTATAGTAGTAATGGCACATAGACCAGTTGGAACAGGATTATCGATAACAACTGCGGGAACCGCAGCTACATCGACTGCCTTTAACGTTCAATCAAATGTACTAAGAGTGGTAGCAGTTACTGCTGCTGTTAACGTCGCAATTGGAACTGATCCAGTTGCTGCAAAAACTGATTATTATATTCCTGCTGGTGGATCAGCAACTCTTGCGATGACTAAGGCATCACAACAAGTTGTATCGATTTCAAAAGCAAATGGTGCAGTCATTACTTGTCCAGAAGGAACCCAAATGCCATTTGTGGTTGGTGATCGTGTAACCTTAACGGATGCAAATGATTCAAACTGGACTACTTTAATTAATGATACTCAAGTTACTGCAGTAGATTCTACTTCTAATACTTCTGGGTATTTCCAAACTAGGGTCACAGTCGAAGCTAATACATCTGGTATCAGTACCACATTCAGTTTAACTGGAGCGACTCTTACTAGATCATTGAAATTATCAGCAGTAGCAAATGGTGCTGCAGCTGGTCAAGTTTGGTTACAACAAGTTCAAGTTTCTGGGGACGCATAATGAAACTGATTAGAGAAGAAATTGAATCAGTAGAATTTCTTGTCGAACAAAAGAACGGCAAGAAGTCTATGTATATTGAAGGGGTATTCCTTCAAGCAGATATGAAGAATCGCAATGGACGTGTTTATCCTATGGAAACACTCCGTCGTGAAGTTGGTAGATACAACGAAAACCATATCGTTTCAGGAAGAGCACTCGGAGAACTTGGTCATCCAGATGGACCTACTGTAAATCTTGATAGAGTTTCGCATAAAATTGTTTCTCTTAAAGAAAGTGGTTCAAACTTCATTGGTAAAGCAAAAATCCTCGGCACACCAATGGGTAAAATTGCATCTTCACTCATCGAAGAAGGTGTAAAACTAGGTGTTTCATCTAGAGGTGTTGGTTCACTCCAACAAACTAAAGAAGGATACAGTGTTGTAGGTGAAGATTTCATGTTAGCAACTGCTGCTGATATCGTCGCCGACCCTTCTGCTCCTGATGCTTTTGTTTCAGGAATTATGGAAGGAAAAGAGTGGGTTTGGGACGGAGGAATACTTCGTGAAAAGTATGCTGAGAAGACATACAAACAAATCAATACTCTAGTTGATCAGAAGAAATTAGATGAGCAAAAACTTAGCTTGTTTAATGATTTCTTATCAAACTTATAAAACTTCTAAATAAATATAGATTTTAATTACAAGAAAATCGGAGCTGTACAAATGTCTCGTGGTACGAAATTACAAGAAATGGAAGAGTCAGTAGCTAACCCTAGCGTTAAGCAATCAAAGACTGCTGTGAATGCCAACGCCAAACCTGGTGAACCAATGCCCAAGTTAACGACTGGCGGCACTGCACCTAGTTACGAAGATCTCGGTGGACCAACACCAGAGAACTACAAGGTGGATGACGATTCGGCAAAGTTGAAGACACCTGGTGCTTCACTTAAGCAAGTTTCTGATGTAGTTACTAACCGTAAAGGCAAAACCGCTAAAGAGGAAATGGAAGTTACCGACGAAAATGTAATTGAAGAAGAAGAGCAAACTACTGAAGAAGTAGTTGCTGAGAAAGAGGAGACTGTTGAAGAAGAAGCAACTCCTGAAGTTAACATTGAAGATGATGTTAATGCACTTCTCGGTGGCGAAGAACTCTCTGAAGAGTTCCGCGAAAAAGCAAAACTTGTTTTTGAAACCGCCCTCGGTGCTAAAGTCGCTGAAGTTAAAGAGGCTTTAGAAGCGAAGTATCAAGAGACACTTGAAGAAAAGATTGCAGCAGAGAAAACTGCACTTTCTGAGCGTGTTGATTCTTATCTTGAGTACGTCGCAGATGAGTGGTTCCAAGAAAATGCCCTTGCAGTTGAGCAAGGACTTAAAACAGATTTGACTGAATCCTTCTTAGGAGGTATGAAGTCACTCTTTGAAGAACATTATGTTTCAATCCCTGAAGAAAAATATGATGTGCTTGAGAGCATGGTAGAAAAACTAGATGATATGGAGACCAAACTCAATGAGCAAATTGAGAAGAATATCGGTCTAAACAACAGACTCGGAGAGTCAGTTGCAAGTGGTATTCTTGAATCAGTTTCTGATGGGCTAGCAGCCACTCAGAAAGAGAAGCTCGCCTCACTTTCCGAAAGTGTGGAGTTTGAAAGTGAAGAATCTTATCGTGAAAAGCTAGAGACACTGAAGGAATCTTATTTCACTTCTAAGTCTACTACAACTAAATCTGAAACTCTTTCAGAAGGTGTAGATAATGCAGAAGGTGCTGAGTCACATTCTAATTCTATGTCTGCATACCTGAAGACCCTTTCAGCATTTAAATAACTGAATTTTTAATTAAACAAACTCACTTAAAAGGTAAAAGCAAATGTTTCAATCGGAACAGTTGCAGGAAAAGTGGGCTCCACTTCTTAACTATGAGGGCCTTGACGAGATCAAAGA